ATTCCAAAAACTTCCAGTCCACCGCCAAGAACGATTTCCAGAGGTAAATATCTGATTAATTGTGGGATTATCTGGATAGTCTATAGCCGACATAACTTTGTATTCCTTTATTTATAATTGGTAGATTTATTTATTTTTATTTTTGATCCAGTGGCTAGAGTAGTGTCCACCTGTTTTTTTGAGATCTACGACATTCATAACTGAATTTTTTAGAAGTTTAAAATAATTGTTTTCAGAAGAAGTTTTGCTTCCCCAACCTTTATCGGCCATAATAAACCATCCTTGCAATATAAAAAAGACTATATATATAGTAACCTAAGCTACCCATATATATAGTCTTTTTGTTTATCGAACAAAAAGAACAATTACTTGTCAGTAGCGTTCTTTTTTGCAGCTGGCTTTTTTTGTGCGGGCTTTTTATTTGCGCTTTTGGTGCCTTGACTCTTAGGTCTTCCTGGCTTCTTTTCTGAAGCTGGATTAAAAGCCTTCTTTTCAGAGCTTGGCTGCGCCAACTTAGCTATAGTCTCAGCGGCTGAGGGTGTCTCAGCTGTCGAAGCTGCTACTGAAGGCTTTGTTGCCTCGGGTTTATTTTTTGATTCTTTTTTTCCAAAAAGAATTTTTCTTGCCATTTTCTTAATTAAACTCATAATTACCTCTTTTACTTACCTTGTTGTGAATCTTTTATTAGTTGATATCTTTCTCCAGTTTCTTTTGAAGCTAGAGAAAAGCCATAAGAAACAGCCTCTTCGATTGCAGAAGTCAATTGCTCCTTGTCATCATATGACAAACCATGCAAGGGGATAGTTACTCCAGCATAAACGTCGATATTTTCGAAGTTTCCTATGTTTATTTTTCTGTTTACCCCACATATTACTATGGGAGAACTTGTTAATGAAATTTCATTACTCAAAAGATTTACCACCTGGTCTAAAGGAGAATCAATAGATTGCTCCATTGCTGTTTTTGTTATCTTAGGCATACTGCCCTACTCTAGAGGTTATGAATTCCATTGTTTTATTAGCCTGGTCTTCTATGGACAGTGTGTCAGTATGTATTATAGCATCTGCTATTTCTTTAATCAAGTCAATCTGCTTTTCTGATTTGTGGGAACTTTGCTCTTCTGTCATAAGTCTACCATCTCTTTTGAGCAGTCTTTCGTTCCTAGTCTGCTCAGAGGCTTCGTAGCATATCAGGATACCATTTGGTTGGTTTAAAATAATCTCTGCCTCATTAAGAAAACGAACATCCGAAATGATTACGCACATTGGACTTTCGTTTTCTTCATATAGGTCCGTATTGGTATATGTTCTAAAGAGTTTTTTAGCTTTATCTATAGCCCATTTAGAGAAACAATTTTCATCGTAACGCCTACACATGTCTCCAGCTGTCTGAAGAAATGTTCTTGGCTTAACACCTTCCGGCTCTATAGGCAGTGAATGTATTTCATTAACTAAAGAAGTGAAGTCTTCATAAGAAGGAATGTTGCCCATAGCATTGCCGCCGTATATATCAAAAACAGTTTGATGAATTGAAAACAATTGTCTATTGTTTTTGTTAATTCCTTCTATATTTTTTTTTATGTTAGCCAGTTCGTAGAGTGGCAGAGCGAAAAATACATGATCCCACACCATCCTATCGGATGCTATGGCGATAGTTCCCTTTGGGACTATGCTTTCTGCAACTGATGTCTTGCCTGTTGCAGCTTTTCCAGCGAGCCCCAAAATAATAGGATGCTCTTTGTTATATCTTTTTTCAATAACCATGCTTACATTATATCCTTTAATTCTTTGATATAGTTTCTTTTCTAATTTCTAATTCATCCAGAAAAGTATTAGCTAGTGCATCAGGTTCCCAAACAAAAGATCTTTTTACCTGAACAACTCTAAAATTAAATTCATCTTTAATTTCTTCAATGGTCATTAGAAGAGGTATCAGCGTTGGGTTTTTGCATTTCCATCTGCCGTTAACCTGATTTGCTACAACTGCAGAATCTGTATATATAATTGGATCAGCGAGATCGGCCATAGAGCATATTAGAAGGCCCGCTATCACAGCTTCATATTCTGCCTCGTTGTTCGTTCTTGGACCCAATCCTCTAGCAAACTGTGCTATTTTTTTTCTATTCCTATAGACCACCGCAGAACAAGACGCTTCTCCAAATTTCTTTTGACCTTGACCGCGTGAAGCTCCATCACAGAAAACTTCTATATTCATAATTAATCGTCCATACCTGACTGTATCTCAATATTATATTCTATACCATATCTTCTTGCAGTGTCTATTAAATTTTTTTCCTGCGAATCAGAAAAAACCTGTATTGTTTTATTCAATAAATATCTATCACTATTATACTCTATTTGAATAGGAAAATTTAAATTAGATCTTTTTTTAGAATAAAATTCTTTTGAAGAGTTAACGCTTTTGTAATATCCTATAAACATATATGTTCCTTTAGTATGTATTGTAAAAATCTGACTCCATATAAGAGCCCTTTTCTTCCCTAAAGGAAGCAACTTGCATAGATTGTATTTTGTCCATCAATTTTCTTGCAGACTCGGAAGCTATTCTAGCGGAGGATTCCATTGCTTCTGCTAAGCTAACTATCGCCTCGCAAGTGACAAGTGCGAAATACTCTTCTTCAGCGGCGTCCATTGCGGTTGCTTCTCTCTCCGCCTCGTTTTTCCCAACTCTATTAGACTTATATACTTTTTTGTATTTACCTTCCAATATCTTATACTGAGCCCTAGCCATTCCAGCAAAGCGTGCAGCTCTTCCGTAGACATTAGAGGTTCTTGCTACTAAGGAGGCAATTCTTTCTATTCCCAGATCTACAACATCTGTTTCTGGTATTTCAATAAAATATTTATAAGAACGATCACTATCATTGTACGCATCTATAACTTCTTTTAACTGTGGACCAAGAAAGTCTTGTAACATTTCCTGGAGTTTTTCAAAGCTTGAGTTGTTCATTTATTCTCCATTTTTACTAGATAATAAAGTTCTGGATACGCACTTTCGTCATCCAGCAGCACTAGTCTAATTTTTTCTCTAATTTTTGACAGATGCTCTCTTATAGTATTTGGATGCTCGTTAACTATTTGAGATATTTGACTTGACCTTTTTCCATCAATATATCTCCACTTTAATAGTTGCCTTTCTTGTATTGACAATTGATCAAACGGTCCATCAACATTGTCTCCCAAAACCCAGAATTCATCTATTCTATCAGAGGCCATCAGCTTTTCCATACTATATTCTACAGGGTCTGCCTTAAAACCAACAACATAATCATCGTCACTCTCATCACTTGTTGCCTCATCATCCAATAGGGGGAAAGTTTTTCTGCCAAGCTGATCTATTAAAAATACATCTACGTTCTTTTTAAGAAGGTAAAAGAAGTAACTGTACAAAAAACCACTAAAAGGAATTGGACCCTTTGCGGAATCCTTTCTTTCATACCTGCTAACGCACTGGAAAAATGTCATGTAAACAGTCTGCCTAATATCCTCCTCGTCGCCATACCTTTTGGTCATATAATGAATGCCCCTCATTGTTTCATTGACAACTTTTAAGTTATTACTATTTAATTTGTTTCGCATTAGCGCAAAGCGCGCCGATGGTTCTTTAATAAAAAGCGAAATAAACCTTCTTATGTCGTAATCATTTAAGTTAAATTTACAATGATACAGTAGAGATACATATTTTGTTAAAAAATTACTAAAAACTTTCAATAACTCTTCCTGAGATTTCTGTATATTTTTTTTGCTTTCTGCAATTAGCTTCTGCATTTCCTCTTCTTCTAAGGAGTAATACTGTTCTTTGTAGCTTGTCATTTTTTACCTTCCCAGTGAACCAAATATTGACTATAATAGTCTCTAATATCTTCATAGAAAATAATATTTGGTACATCAATTTCTTTCATAAAATTTTTCGCATCAGAGGAGTACCTACTTATTACACATGTAAGGTTTTGGAACTCCTCTGGATAATACCTTTTAAATCTTTTTAGTTTTATTTTACTTTTATCGTCTAGATAACCCTTAACTTCTATCCATTCATTATTTCTTTTTAAGAGAAAATCAGGAGTATACCCCTTTGTTCCTCGTTTAATGGGAAAAGAAAAAACTGTTGGTTCAAAATCAAAATCAATTTTATAAATATTTAAAACCCTAATAAAGTTAGCTTCCCAACTAGATCTGACATTCATGTCAATATCTTTTCGATATCCAGTTTTAGTATACTGGTACGCATTTCCCTTTTTCCTGGATATGATCGAATCATTGCTTATGATCTCTGTGTCAATAGATTTATTTCTAATGTTGTTCAGGTTTGGATGTTTTTTGAAGGAAGATTTCTCCAAAAAAAAGTCCTCTGGGTTGACATACTGATCTGTCATTGTGTATCCTTTATGCATTCGAGGTAGCGAACATAAAAATTATACACTATCTTGATAAAAAAATCAAAAACAGGTTGTAAATCCAAAAGAAAGAGAGTATAATACTCACCATGAACACATTAAATACAATCATCAACAGCATCAACCAGACAATCAATGAGGAAATCATTGACAACCTAACAAACGTGCTTGGAACTGATCATCAGTCAGCCACCAAGCTGGTCACAGAATTTGAGGATTTCGACCTTTGGCTCTCTGCAGAAGAGAACCCAGTTTCTGATTTCTGATAATTCTTTTTAAAAAAATAAAAAAGGGCCGGATGAAAATCCGGTCTTTTTTTATTGTTATCTATTTCTGTTCCTAAATACTCCCGTAGGACAAGCTCCAGTCTTAGCGTGATCGCAGTATGAACATATTCTTACATTTGCAGTTGGCGTAAAACTAGTATCATTTATAATTTTATTTATCGATGTTATCAATCTTACTTTTACCTGCTCAATATCTTCCAGACTAAAAAGATGACCCTTCTTTTTTCCAGATCGTAAATAATGCAACTCCGCATATATCTCTTTTTCTGGAAATATGTTATGCATAGCTAATGCGTATATTCCTAACTGCATATTGGTGGGGACATCTTTTAAGGCAACTTCCCATTTTCCAGTTTTATAATCAGTTATACTAACTCTTTCCCCAACTATATCAACTCTGTCTATATATCCAATTATATTATATGACCCAATTATAAAACTAAAAGATAACTCTTTGTCGTATATATTAAAATCTTTATCGAAATGCTCGTCATAAAATTCCCTAAGAATATTGGACCCAACAGATATTAAATCATTTGGTATATCTTTATTTGGGTCCCATATGGGGATGTTTTTATTATACTCTTCTTCAAGATCATCTAAACGAAGTTCTTTATTATTTTCCAGAACGTTCTCTAATACAGAGTGAACAATGTTTCCCAGAGCTGCTGGCGGATTAAACAGCCTTGGCTCCTTTGAAATATAAGAATAAAAATACTTTGCTGGACACTGTTGGTATGTGTCAATTCTTGAATATGAAAAGTCAACTAATGACAATAACTCTAGATCGCTTAATTCTTCATAACTTTTAATGGTAATTGAACTCAAAAAAACTCCTATTTATCATCTGGGTTGAAGATTAAATTTCCGTCACTATCATATTCTTTTCCATCTTCATCGATTACGTGTCCATTGCGGATATTCTTATATCCGCCATTTTTTATAGGAACCCAACCAGATTCTCCGATTTCCATTTCATCACTTTCTTCACGAGGCCACATGTTCACCACCTATGTATATATTTATATCTGAATAGTCGTCTGCATTTAGATAGTAACTAACAACTGTGTATAAGTCTTTTAATTCCTCTTTTGTCATATAAAAACCTACACAAGTACACTGAATAAAGAATCTATCTTCGTAGCCCTGAGATTCATTTGTGTATTCAGTTAACTTAATGTTACCTTTTTCAACTGTTGCTGGCATGTCCATGATTACTCCTCGTATATTGTTATGGGATTCCAGTTTGGATCGTTTAACTTTTCTCGCATATCCTTTACATATGCGTCCCAATCTCTTTCGTCTTCGGTCTTCTTTTGATAGGAAACCTTTCCCTTAAAAGGATTAGAATTAAACCTAGTAACAATCAACTTTCCCTGTTTAGTTTTCCATCTAAGTGTTCCATTTTTACAATCGCAATAATCATCATTGTCAACTGATATATTTAGATCTGGATCGTATCGGCCACTACACTGGTTACAGGCTGTGTATCTACCTTTGTCCTGACACCTATTGCATGACGTGCAGAAGGTCCAGCACCACTTGTGCGAAGGGTTAATTGTCGGTCCAACGCTAGACATTTTCTTTCTCCATTCTAATTATGTTTTCTATTACAGATTGAACTTTTGATGATGTGTTATTTTTAAATTTAAAAATATATTTATGGTTACCGGTTTTTACTTGAAGAAATACCGGCTTATCACCTTTTGTGGATTCAATTATACCATGTATCTTTTCAATTAGCGATGGCGAAATATCATGATCGACCTCAAGGATTATCGCCTTGCCACCTGAAAATATTTTTGAATTTATTTTTTCCGAAGAATTGTAATATATCTTTACTACAGAATTTTCTTCATCACTTTCTTTATTTAAGGATCCAGACACTATTAATATGTCACCTTTTGAAAAAGGATTGTCACCAAGACTTTTTGCAGGTTTGGGGAAAATTATAATTTCAACATCAGAAGAAATATCCTCTAAGGACAGCTTATACATTTTCATGCCCTTTTTTGTTATTATCTGCTTTACATCATTTACAATTCCACCAACCTTAACCTGGCTACCATTTGGTAATTCGGCTAGGTCAAAAATCTCACAGTCTATTTTTTTAGAAAGAATATCCCATATGCCATGAACCGGATGATCCGTAACATATATTCCCAATTCCTCTTTTTCTATCTCTAATAGCTTTATTTCTTCTATTCTATTGACTTCAGAATCTTCTGATATGTCAAAAAGTTCATCTAAAGCACCGGCTTTAGCAAGATGTTCCAGGGTACTTTTCTTTAAAGTACTGGATCCACATCTTCTAAAGAAGTCATAAATATTCATATACGGGTTACGATTATCCCGAGAATAAACTATATTTTCTGCTATTGAACTACCTATACCATTGATTGCAGAGAGGCCAAATATTATTGAATCAGAGTTTAAGACTTCAAAATCTACTCCTGAATAATTAATCGATGGAGGCAGAACGCTTATGCCTAGCTTGCGACAGTCTGCAAGATACAAAGACTGCTTATCTTTATTGCCAACAACAGAAGACATTAAAGCTGCCATATACTCTACTGTATAATTAGTCTTAAGATAAGCGGTGGTGTAGCTAATCATTGCATAGCTAGCTGCATGAGCTCTGTTGAAACCATAACCTCCGAAGTACTCAATATCTGAGTATATTTTATTGGCTAAAGATTCATCTATCTCAGAGTGCTTAACGCAACCTTTTACAAATTGCTGTCTCATTTTAGCAATTTTGTCCATCAGCTTCTTGCCAATAACTTTTCGTAAATCATCTGCTTCAGCTGAGCTAAAACCAGCCAACTCTCTGGCCACACCTAGAACATCTTCCTGGTACAACATAATGCCTAAGCTTGGCCCCAATACCGCTTCCAGCTTAGGATGCTCATACTTAACCTTGCTACGACCATGCTTTCTATCTATGTACTCTTTATCCATTCCAGAACCCATTGGGCCAGGTCGATAAAGAGATATAAGAGCCATTATGTCTTCTATGTTTTTAGGCTGGAGCTGAGTCATTAGCTGACGCATTCCGGAAGACTCTAACTGAAAAACTCCTGCACAGTTGCCCTTACAGAGCTCATCGTAAGTTCTCTTATCGTCTAAAGGAATCTGATCTATATCTATATCTATTCCTCTGTGTTTCTTTACCAATCTAACGCATGAGTCAATGATTCCAAGATTTCTTAATCCCAAGAAATCAATTTTTAACAGGCCACACTGTTCAACGCGACCCATATCCCACTGGGTAACAATTGGGCTATCAATACCCTTCTGCATTACTGGCAGATACTCTGTTAGAGCTTCCTTGGAAATTACAATACCAGCTGCGTGCATTCCGGTTTGCCTAACCAGGCCTTCTAAGCCGAAGGCTGTATCGACTATCTTTTTTGCGTCTTCGTCTTGATTATAGAGAGTGACAAAATCATTAACCTCCATACATTCTGTCAGAGTTTTGGAAACTCCTAAAATAGGAGGAGGAACTAATTTGGCCACATTATCTCCAGCGGCGAAGTCGTAGCCAAGCGCTCTTGCCGCATCCCTTATTGATTGACGTGCGCCAGTTTTATTAAATGTACATATATGAGCAACGTGGTCGTATCCATATTTTTGTCTCGCGTAATTTATGACTTCATCTCTATATCTATCGTCAAAGTCTAGGTCAATGTCGGGCATTGACTTTCTTCCTTCAACTAGGAATCTTTCAAACATTAACCCAAACTTTATTGGGTCAAGATTTGTTATTTCAAATGCGTAAGAAAGGACACTTCCCGCAGCAGAGCCTCTCCCCCATCCGACCCTAATGTCGTTATCTTTCGCCCATTTAACTAGATCTGACACAACAAGGAAATACTCCGGGAAACCCATTTCCTTAACAACTCGCATTTCATAATTGGCCCGATCAACCACTTCCTTTGGAAGGTCAGAACCATATCTATTTCTCAATCCTTCCCACGCCAAACGCTCAAAATAATCTAGTGGCAGTTCGTTTGTTGGTATTGGAAAGTTTGGGAAATGTATATTGTCAAAAGACAAATTCACATCTATCATGTCACAGACATGCATGGTATTCTCTAGCCAGTCATCGCCAAACTTACTACTCATATCTTCATAGGACTGAAGATAAAACTCATCTCCGCTAAAGGAAAATCTATTTGGAGTATCTACTGTAGAGTTAGTTGCTACGCACAACATTACATCGTGAGCTCTAGCATCGTGCTGATGCACGTAGTGACAGTCACCAGTAGGAACTATCTTAGCGCCGATTGTGTTGGCTATTTCTATTAATTGATTAGTTATTTTCTTTTGCTCAGAGAGACCATGATCCTGAATCTCTATAAAATAGTTTTCCTTGCCGACTATGTCTTGCATTTTCTGTGCTGACATAAGAGCAAAATCATAATCGCCTCTAAGCAGAGCTTGAGAAACTTCACCATTAAGACATCCGGATAAAACTATAATCCCATCACTGTGCTCGCTTATTAGACTGTGATCAACTCTAGGCTTCACATAATAGCCCTCTAGAAAAGACCTAGAAGACATTTTGATAATATTTTTATATCCGGTATTATTTTTTGCCAAAATAGTTATATGATACGGACCTCTTTGTTCCCACTCATTCTTGGCTTGGCCAGGTCTTTCTTCTTCATCTCTGTCAAACCTAGATTTTCTAGCTTGATAAAATTCCGATCCTAAAATCGACTTAATTCCAACTGACTCAGCTGCGTCATAAAAGTCCAGCCAAGAATGAATGTTGCCATGATCAGTAGTTGCTAAACCCTTCATTCCTAAGGATTTAGCCCTATCCAAATATTCCTCCACCCTACCGTGTCCGTCTAGCATTGAGAACACGGTGTGGTTATGGAGATTGGTCCAGTTTTTCATCAGATTCCTCTACCTCTATCAGAGTCTCTTAGGGCATCATCCCTAGTTTCTCTGTATGTTATTATTACAACCCCGCCACAATACTTGCATGGTACTGGCTTTCCCTCTTGGGCAAATGGGCTTCTGTACATGTATGCATCTGGTTGATCCGACTTACATTCGGAACAAACGCCCACAACATCATCTGGATTTTCTATGTTACTCATTGTTTGGAACCTCCTTTCTTAATGTTTTGTATGCGAACCTAACTGGAGAAGGAGATGACTGATCGCTAGTCTCTACGTACTTATCTCCAATTTTAATCCATTTATTTTTTCTTTCAAGAGAACAGTCTCCGCAGCCGACGCCTACTGAATTAGCTCTTTCGCAAGTGTAGGGTCTCCCCCCAATGCCTAGCTGTCTTCTTTTTATCCAATCATTGATATGACTATTAGTTTTTTCTACATTGTAGTCATCACAATTACTTAAGATTCCATGTAAAAATTTTATTGACTCCTCATTATATGTCAATATTGAGCACAGAAATAATCTTGCTTCATGCTCCAAAAACTTTTGATCTATTGCCTGCTGCCACAATCTTCTTACAGCACTGCAGTTCTCTATCAAATTTTTTACCGTAAACTCTTTTTCTGACTCTTGAAAAGATTTAAATCCAGTCGACCCATGCTTATTGAAGTAGCCAATAAAATCTTTTGATCTTTCTTTTGACAATTCTAGTTCATAGGTAAATTCCCTATACCATTCATTAGCTTTTGCATTAAATAACTGCTGTGGAACAGCGTTGTCAGACTCGCTTCTGCAGTGATCAATGATGGCTGGCATGCCTTGACTTAGCATTTGTCGGCTAATGATATTTTTATAGA